ATATTCTTTTTTGAACAACCTGCCTTATATCACTTGAATTTATTTTCTTCAAAGCAATCATTGTATCCCAATAATTATTTTCCTCATCAAAATTATCTTTTGGTGGAGGTGGATTTACATCCCAATCAGATTGAACATCGGTTGAATTTGGTAGTCCAATAAAAGAATAATAAGAACTTGAGGAACTTGTAACACCCGCTACAAAATTCTTTGCGTTCAATATTCTAATTTGGTCAGTTATAATTGCTGCCATTTTATCAGTTTTTTATCTATTTATGGGATATAGTTTAAGTATTTTAAAGGATTAGTTCTTTTTAAAATTGTTCCTGTGGAAATTCCAGTATATCCATTTGAAGTATATGCATTATATGAATTATCTTTAGATCTAGAACCAAGAATAACCCTACCCCAACTATATTCTCCATAAAAATTACTAAATCCAATTCCAGTTAATCCGTTATAAGAAGAAACGCTTACTGTTACTTTTGCAACATAAGTAACTCCAAATCCAATTGCAGATGTCTGTGCTATTGAAACTGATGCTACTTGATATACATTATCTAAGAAAGTGGATCCAACTCCAACAGTCGATCCCAATGAATTGAGTGAGGTCAATCCTCTTCCAACATTGGAATTGTTAATAATAAAATAATAACCAGTCTGAATTCCACTAATAGTAGTTACACCAGTTATTGAAGAATTTCTGAGGAAAGAATTTTTTGGAATAACAAAATCAAATACAATTCCGGTTGATGCAACTCCAACAGAAGTTGTTGATATTCCTGAAATAATACCAAAATCACCCTCAAAAGAATTGGCAGTATTATTTTCAAATTGGAAAGTTGGAGATTCTATTAAAACAACCGGCGGATTTGATGATACATACCCTGTTCCTGGTCCAGTTATGGAAATTGAAGTAACAATTCCTGAAGTAATTGATGTTGATGCAGTTGCTCTTTGAGTAGTTCCAAGTCCAACTGGATTTTCAATAGATATTGTTGGCGCAGTTGTATACCCAACTCCACCATCGGAAAGGATGATTGATGAAATTGTTCCAGCAGCAGATACAACAGATGTTGCAGCTGCTGCAACTTTAGAATCTTGAGATACTAATGTAATATAATTTTGGAAAGATAATGAAATATTGTTTTCATTAATTGGGTTAAAGAAAGGTCTAATACTTTGAACAAATGCAATTGTAGATCCAATTCCAACAGATTGAATAAGATATGATGTTGGATAAATTAAAGATTCATAAAGAATACGATCTTTTCCAACACTTTTTCCATCAATAATCTTATCTTCAGTTTGTCGGCGCCAAACAACTGGTCTCAATAATGTTGGATCTGTAATATTTCCTGGTCCAAAATAAGGATTTGTATTGAGAATATTTGTTGAATTTATACTTGCAACTGTTCTTGATTCTTCTTGTAACATTGAACTTTGGCCTATAGATGAATCATATCCAATGGTCAATTCATCGCCAATTTTTACAGTTTCTAAAATATTTCGTTCAACAACATCAATAGAACCACTTCCTTTATAAAAAATAATTTTTGATACATCACCAACTTTTGGAGGTTCGGTAAATGTTATTACACTACCTCCTGAAAAAATATAACCTTTGCCCGGAACTTGAAGTACATCATTTACAAAAACAAGAAGTGAATCTTGTACATTAATATTTGATCCTCTTGATGAAAGTATAGAAACTAAATTGCCTTGATATTTAATTGGAAAAACAATTTTTTGACCATCAAACAAATTATCAATACTATCCAATAATTGCAATTCTCCAATAAACCATCCACTAAATTTATCGTTAAATGTATTTTGTATGCTTATTTGGAATTCACTAAAACTTAAAGTTGTTTGAATTCCAGCAATCCCTCCAATTGGAACTGTTAAAATTTCTCCTATACCATATCCATATCCAGTATTTCTAATTTCAAAATCTATAATACTAGAACCTTGCCCAACAACAATATCAATAACTGCTCCAGTTCCTAAACCACTTGAAGATGAAGAACTATAAACTAATGGAATATTCGAATATGATAATGGAGCATCGATAAAGACATATGGTGGATTTGTTGAAGTATATCCAGTACCTGGATTGGTTACTGCAACACTAACAATACGTCCATTAGAAACTGTTGCTGTACCTATAAATTGGATATTTGGAATTGTTGTTGATGAAGTTCCAACACCAACTCTAACAGTTTGAACACCCACTCTATATCCTGAACCACTATTTCCAATGCTAATTGATGAAATAGTGCCTAATCCAGATACTATAGCAGTTCCTCCAGCAGAAACTAATGGTTGATATCCAAATCCTCCTATCGATCCAACAGATACAATAATACCGCCAGTGGGTAAATTTGAAGTATTTGCATCATATGAAGATGAAACTCCAGTTCCAACAAAATTAATCGATGTTATTCCAACATTTTCTGTTAATGTATAACCTGCAGTTAATCCTGGAGATTGAAATATATCATTTATTAAAATAACAGCATTATTTGAAGAAATTCCTGTTATATTGGATCTATTTGATTTTAAAGTAAAATTTCTTTTATTTGCATCAAATTGAGATGAAATATCATCAAATATATAATTTTTATAATATGTTTCGTTAGTTGTATTTTGCTCGCCGGATCTCAAGAAACTTCTTCCCTGAAAACTGGATGAAGTTGATATTCCTGACCAACTCTGTTCATCTGGATTATCAGTAACTATAGGAACATTTCCATATGGTGCTTCAGCAAAATTAAGGGTATTATCGACAATATTGTAATTTGCAAAAATTTTAGTTACTAAAGTTCCTGTTGAATATCCAGCAATGATAGTTCCCAACCAAGGTCTACGAACCCTTACTGAGTTGGTACTTCCAATACCAACACCATCAATCCTCATAATTTCATCACCAACTTTAATTAAATCTCCACCATAGAATGATGATATTCCTGTAAAATATAATAAATCGTCAGTTGTATATGCATTAATTGCTAAGGTTGTAGTTATTGCAGTCGCAACAACAGGAGATTGAATAAGATTATCAATTGCAACAATAACTTTGGCATTTTGATTTTTAGAAGTAAATGTATGTGTAGTAGTTCCAATACCAACACTTGTAAAATCTAAAGTTGCTGGAGATGACTTTAAAGCATCTTCTGCACTTCTTGCAAGTTTAATTGAATTATTATTTAATTTTACCACATAAACACTTGATGGTAATTTATCAGTAGAACCAACACTTACAAAAGATGTAGTAGCGATTCCAATTGCCCCAGTAGTTCCAAAACCTATGTTTGTATAAACTACTTCTTCACCAGTAACAAAAAAGTGATTTGGTAAAGATATAGTATTTGAAGTGAGATTGATTATTGAGGAATTGCTTCCATCAAAAGATCTTTGAAAAATTTTATTACCTTCATGTTTTAAATCAAATGCTCTTGTAATATCTCTATCTGTGCCATAATAATTGCCATAATTTGTTTCTATGGAAGCATTATTAAAATCAACAAGATCCTTATCATCATCTTGATTTCTCAATGCATTAAAGAATATTTTTACTTTTACATTAATATTTGGAAGAGGGGTAAATGTTAATTTGGTTGATAACGATGTTGTTGCAGCTCCTACAGTCCCAAGTCCAGCAAAAGTTTCAATATTTGCATATTCTGTAATATAAGTTTCTGTTCCATCATCTAAAACAATAATTTCTGATAATTGATGTCTATTATTAGTCGTATCAGAAATTTGAAGTATTCCGTATAAACAATCATAATTATCAGGATATTCTGCAATTACTGTTGCAATAGGTGATGCTGATGAAAATATTGATGTTGATGTTGCTTGTAATCGAGCATGTTTCATATCAAATGTTCCAATACCTGATGATAAAGTATTGCCAATAGCAACTTGAATAGTATTAATTGTTGCTGCTATTCCAACATTTGGGGTAAAATCAATTTTTAATTGAGATCCTGATAGATATGAGTAATAAGTACCAAGTCCAGAATTTGAGAATATATTTTGAGATATTGTTGTTAATTGTCCATAATCAAAATAATTTACAGTTGTGCCATCATGCAAAACACTTAATTCATCAAATTGATAGTCGCCATTTGATCCTGTAATTTCAACTAAAACTTTTGCAGATGTATAGGTGCTTGCAATTCCAACAATTGTAGTAGCGCCAGAAGAAACGCTAACACTACTTGTTTTTATATCAACAATACCTCCAAAATTAGAATTACCAGTGCCAATAAGACTATCTTTTAAATTATATGATAATGTAGTTATATCATAATCATTTACAGAATATTTTGTTGGATAGAAAAAGATAACACCTTCACTACCCTCAACACCAAAGTCAAATGATCCTTGATCATAAGTAGATTCAACTCTACCATATTGATTGATATAACCAAGAGAATTGTCATGTAAAAGTGTCAAAAGCATTATCTGTCTTTGTGTAGTGTATCTTCTATCTTTAACGTATGTGATATATTTTTGCGATCTTGCATTTGTAATATTAAATCTATGAACCTCACTAAATCTTGTTGCTCTTGGATTACTGTTAAATTGAGGACTAATATCATCAATAGATAAAACTCTATTACCAACAGATTCAAAATAATCCGTCAGTACTCTACTGGAAAATTTTATTTCATCTGAAAATGTTGATGAACCAATATTAAGTGCATTTTCACTGACCAAATCAAAATCATAAACACAATTTAAATCAACAACATTGATGATATCGTTTATAATTTCAACAGATGTAGTAAGCGTTGAAAGTCCAACAATCATTGAATTTTCAGATAATGAACCTTCTAATTGATAATCTGCAAATTTTTTCAATCCAAGAGTATGGTTTAATGTTGATACTGCATCATTCCAAGTATCGTAATCTACTTTAGATTTTAATGAATATGAAAAATTTTGATAGTAATAACTATCTTGAATTTTTTGGGAATTTTCATTTAAAAATCCAGCATCAATTTGCCAACCTTTTTCAACAGTTGATTTTGAATTTAATATAAAGAAAGAATCGAATCTTTCAATGGAAGAAATAATACCTTGAGCTTTTGATGTTAATCCCTCAACCATTTCACCAACAACAAAATCTTCTTTAGAATTTATTTTTAGATAATTTACTTTAGAATCCCAATCATCAACATAACCATTTGCAGAATTTGATTTGACATTTTCATCAATAAAGAAATTATTTTGCTTAAGGACTGTATTAAAAATGGGGAAATATTTTTGTGGAATAATCCTTCCAGAAGAATTTGATGCATCATATGTTCCTGGAATTTCTCCAGAATTTAAGAATCCATTTAAACTATATCTTACGGTGGCATTGGATCCTCCAAGATTTGCATCAACATAATTAATTGTAAATAATTGATAATTATAATCAGATGAATTATATCCTTTACCAGTAGAATTAACTCCAACACTAATATTTTCAACCAAAACTTTATCATTAACTGCAAATGGAAATGAATCTGCAGTACTGAATCCAACAGAAAGTGTAATTGTTACATCATTAGTTGTAGTATTAAATCCAACAGAATTAATACCAACACCATTTGGATTTTGTATTGGTAAAATTGTGGGAGTTAAATTATATAAACCATAAGAATTTCTTAGGATAGTTACTTGAGTATCTCCAAGATTATATCTTAAATCAACTTCTGGAACTATTTGATTAGTTTTTCCATCAAAAACAAGTAATTTTGGTGCAGAAGTATAACCTCTACCAAAAAAATTGATTCCAATAGACTCAAATGAAGATAAAGGTTCTACCTTTGCAATCTGTGGAAGAGAAACACTAGGTCTAATTGTAAAATCTGATGGAAAATCAAATCCAATATCTTTAATTTTTGTTTTTTTAATTTTTCCTATTGATGTACTAGATGGTTCAAGTAAAGCACCTGTTCCAATCCCAGAATTTATATTTGTTATTGATGGTAATGAATAATAATTTTGTCCTTTATTTACAATATCAAGTTTTGAAATTGGTCCATATGCATATAAAGAGTCGGTATCATAATTTAATATAGAAATGCTTGATGCATAAGAAACAGATTCGGGAGTTTTTGCTAAATTATATGTAAATGAATTAGTTGAAGCAATTGTTACTGGATATTGTCCGTTATAAGAACTTACCTTTACTTGAATTTCATTATTTGAAAATACAGAAGAATCTATATTTACTTGTTCCTTTTCGATTGGTAAAGTGCTATCATAAACAGGAACCAAAGTATAATAAAGTTTTTCTGGAACATATTCATTAACAGAAAGAACAACTTTTGCATCGCTACTTATACCAACCGTACCAAATTTTTGAATTTCAAATGTTTTAGTTTCTTTTGATGAATCAAATAATTCGGTAAAATTTGAATTTTTATAAAATTGTAAATTAAAAGCAGGATAAAAATTTGATTGATTTGCATATGAAAGAGATGAATCTGATAAATCAAATGTTACTATAGAATTTTTATAAACCTCAATTGGGGGATTGATTGATGAAAGAGTTCCAGTTGAAGAACTATTAATTTGTACAATTTCTGGTTGCAAACTGACTGCACTATAGTAAGTGTTTGAAAGTTTGATTGTATTTGAATCAATAAGAACTATATAATAAATTTTATTATTTTGCAAACCTATTGCAGGTGATGTTGAAGTATGAACTACCTTTTGCCCATTAATAAATTTATGATTAGTAATTGTTATAGAATTTGAAGAAGTATCGATTCCAATGGATGAGAAAGTTTTTGGATTAATAAGTAATTTTCTATTATAATCATTATACTTAACTGTAATTGAAGTTGATATTGACGGATTCACATTAATAAAAACAGTATCATTATTTCGCAATCCATGAGTTTCTGCTGTAGAAACTGTTACTGTATTTTTAGAAATTTTTCCTGTAAATACTGAATAATTTGTTTGAAAACTGTGATAAATGCCAGATCCAATCCCCGCAAAATATAAAGTACTTGATGTACTTGTTGTTGATGCAATACCTACAAATGTGCCTGTAGATCCAAGTCCAACTTTTACAGTGGCGATTCCAATCAGATCATTAGAAATTTTTGCAACATATACTGAAGAATTATTAGATATAGTTGTAGTACCAATTCCTGTAAAAGAAACAACTAAAGGATTTCCGTTATTTGTAGAATAAGTAAGTTGATCTCCTGTTTCTAACTGGTGATTTGGAATATAAATTGTTTTGGTTGGAATAAAAATCTGAGTAATTCCTGCACCAGGATTTGAAAAGAATATTGTTGTTCCAATTCCTACACCAGATATAGTCCCCAATCCAATAGATTCTACTGGATTAAAATATATTTGTTTGTTGATTTTATAATCATATGAAGTTTTAAAACCAGAATTTGCTATTAATTTTCTTGGATTTTCATATAAAACTTCTGTGGCAGTATGTGCTGATCCAACACTATCATTAACAGATCTTAATACTCTAATTCTTGAAGATATAGTGTCAATATTTAAAATTTTTATCTTTTCATTACCTACAGTAAATACATCATTTTCGCGGATATATGATGGATTTAAATTTCCACTAACAGAAAAATATGTAACTAATCCAGTAATTGCAGTTGTTCCAACAGCAGCAACAAGGGATAATGTATTAATAGTAGAAATGCCAACTTGATAAGATCCCTCAATTAATGCAGAAGTTGTGTTTAATCCTGAAATAGATATGATATCTTTATTTGAATAATTATGTGGATTTGATGCAAAAATTATAATTGATCCAGTATTATTTGTTGGGTATATTTCTACGCTTGAAATTGTACTTGTTGCAACACTAACAGAATTTATAGATTTTCCTTTTAATCTAGAAACTTTAACGCTGGCATTATATCCAAAAGTACCAGATTCATTAAAAACTACTGAATCATTAACTTTATAATTATTTCCACCAGTGACTATACCGATATTTTCAATAAATCCAGGAGATGCATATTTAACATCTGCAGTTTGATTTAAAAGATTTGGCACTGTCAAATAATCATATGATCCATTTTCATTAATTAAATTATAATAAGAGGTATTTCTAGACCAGTTTATTTTATTCAGATCAATTTCTTCTTGATTTGATGATTTTTTGAAATTGAATTCATTTGGTTTTGATTTATAATTTTTACCTATTAAATATGGAAAAATTGGTCTTTTATATCCAGCAAAAACTCCAGAAGAATCTGCTAATGTATTAATTGTTGCAAAGTATGCATAAGTTCCATTTGGAAACTCTGGGGTCACACAAAATCTACCATTATTTTCATCTAAAACAGTATCATCACTACTTTTAAAATAAACATAATCTTCGATAAAAAATCCTAAAGGAAATTCTATTAAAGAAGGTCTATTTGGTTTTAAAACCTTTGTATATCCAGATTTAACTTGAGATATTACTCCACCCTGTCTTGATATATATCCATAAGGGCCATAGATTGGATTTCCATCATAAGACCAACCAATAATTGGAGAATGGTCTGGTTTTAAAGGTGAAGATTCAACATCATTAATTATCTGCAGATCAACTTTTGACCTTCCATATAAAGATTTCCCGCTGGCATCAACCGAATAAATTATTTCACGGAGTTTTCTTGGTGCATATAAATGAGAATATTGCAATTCATATTCTTTATTAATTCCTTCAGTAATAAATCCATCATCACTAGTAATATTGTAAAAATATTTTTCAAATAAATTTACATTCCATGTTGTTATTTTTGGCAAAAATTCAGCAAAAGATCCATTAGAAGTTATTTTTATCGAAGTTGTGCTGGAATTATATCCAATTCCACTTTCAATAACTTTTATTGATTCAATTTTTCCATTTTGTATAATTGGAGTTATAACTGCACCAGTTCCATCTCCTATAATGGTCAAATTTGGAGGAGAATTATAGTTACTTCCTTTACTATTAACCAATACTTCAACAATTTTACCATCAGAGATAATAGGAACAAGTTGTCCTCCCGAACCACTATTTAAAGTAATTAATGGCAATCTATTATAATTTAATATATCAGAAGTTCCATATTCAGAACCTTTTGATGATAAATGAATAGAAGTAATTTCTCCTTTAAATATTGGTTGAACGGTTGCTTTAAATGTTTCATTATTAATTGAAGAAATTCCAATATTTCCAAGTAATTCTACGGAAATTTCTGGATAGTTAAATATGTGAGTACCAGATCCTATTGAATTTAATACAATATATTGATTTGTATTATAATAAAAATCTTGATTGGTAACTCCCAATCCTACTTGCGATAATTTAAAATTATCATTATCAATTTTTGTAATATAATAATTTGTATTGGTAGATAATCCACCAACTGTAACACCATCAGTAGTATAAGTTATAATTTCTCCAGATTTAAAATCATGATTTTTTATTTCAATTGAATTTAAAGATGTACTAATTCCACTGGAAGAAGTAGTTCTAACTTTGTTTTCATATCCGCTACCAGAATCAATTATATTGATGGATGCTAAAATAGACTTTTTGTTGTAAGATTCAATTGCATGAGTACCAGTGCCGTAAGATGTTAAAACAACAGTATTGATTCCAGATACGGAATCATTTAAAGTTTTGTGTAATTTGATTACATACGGTGTTTGAACTGAAACATAATATGAAGAATCTGTAGATAGTCCTCCAACAGATGTTTGTCCATTTACCTTATAAATGACTCTTTCTGAGTTTGTAAATTTATGATATGTGCTAAATCCAATCGTTGATAAAGTAGATCCTAATCCAACAAGACTTGCATTTGACTGGGAATTGAAATTTACCTGATGTGTTATCAATTTCATGTTTACAGATGCTTTTGCATTTCTGCCATTTCCACCTGTAATTTTAATGATTGGAATATCTTGATAATCAAATCCTGGATCAATTATTCTAATTTGGTTTAAATTTCCTTTTACTGCACAATATCCAGTAGCTCCAGTTCCTACTAAATCGGAAATATATAAAGATGGTGGATTAATAATGTCATATCCAGATCCTGGAGAAAGTACTTCAATTGACTCCAATTCGCCATAAGAAACAGTATCTGTAGATTTATAATTTAATATTTCAACACCATTAATTAATATTCCAGTTAAACCGGGTTTTGTTGGATATAATTCACCTGTAATTTCTGATGAAGTTATCTCTCGTAAAAGTTTTTGTGACTTTAAAGCTTTTGATTTAAATTTATATGATTCAATTTTATTTAAATTTACAATAGTTGCATTATCAATTGAAAGGAATTTTGAATTTTGTATATTTAATCTACTTTTTGCTAATTTAATATTATTTGAATCAATTCTTTTAATATAGTAAATTCCCTCATCAAATAAAGAACTTGATATGATGATTGTTTCTCTAGTATTCCCATCGACATCAGTAGAAAAAACTGAAGATTTTTCTGGAGTATAATATACCATATCTCCAGTATAAAATCCATGATCAGTTGAAGATGTTATTTTAAAAGTATCTCCCTCAAAGGTTCCAGAAAATATTACAGATTTATCTGAAATATTAAGATCTTGATTATTGTAATAGGGTAAAGATGGTGATGCAACTAATGTTCTATCTTTTATCTTGTAGATATTTTGAACATTGGCATTTAATATTGAGGTTGAGGGAAAAGTTGATGAACTTACTTTTAATAATTCTCTTTTTATAATATAATTGTTTTCTAATAATTCACCTTGACCTTTTATTATTAATGAATTCGATGATGTAATATCAATAACACTGGAGGTTTTTTCTACTCCAGATTCGCTTATAATTTTTAATTTATCTCCAATTTTAAAAATATGATCGTTTTTGATAATAATTTTATATGTATTATTTGTAGTATCAAGTCTAATAAAAGATACAACATTATATGAGGTTGCTATGTTAAATAACCAATTATTTGAAACCGCATCTTTTGGATTGACACCAAGAGTTTTAATTTCTGCAGTATCGCCTTTTACATAATAATAAGTATCATCAACAATATCAAGATTTTTTAAGACAGAATTGATTTTTACTTTTATTGGTTGACCCTCATATATTCCATATGCAAAAGTATTAATTCCAATATTAGTAGAATCTAAAATTGTTGCAGTTATGTTGGAACAATCAAAAAATTGTGTAAGGGATTTTGAAGAATATGATACTGCACCAGAAGTTCCATCATTATAAGTTACTGACAATTCGCCACTTTGATTAAATCCAACAGTAGAATCTACAGATAATACTGTAGTTCCTGCAGAAACCTGTCCAATTAATTTTGTTTTTGGGTGAATAGAAAAATTTCCATATATTGCACCATCAACATTAAGGTCTTTGTCATATCCAGCATCAAGACTTAATTTATAATAAGTATTTCCAACTTCAGAAATTATTTTTTCAACTTTTGCAACAGGCGCATATGCCTTAGTAATATCGCCATAAGTATCTTGTATTAAAGTGGAATTCACAAGATTGAGTGGATCTCCAGAAATACTTTCAACTACCAAATCTTTTGTTACATCATAATGCGCATCTGATGGCCTAAAAAGAAAATCTTTTGGTCGGATTATTGATACATTTTCTCCATAAAGTACTTTAAATAAAATTCTAAAAGATTCGTCGGTCCCTTTACTTCTATAAAAATCTTTTGCCTGCTTAATGAAAAGAGATTGATTTAAATCGGATGAGAAAGTTCTATTCTCAAAACCAGGTGTTAACTGATATTTTGACTTGAGTAAAAATTCTTTTAGGAATAATGAACTTAAATTAATGATTGTTGCACCAGCAGCATGTTCTGAAACTTCTGATTGCGAAAATATCAATTCATCTGGATGATTCTGCTTATTATAAAAAGTAATGCCACTAAAACCTCTTATACATCCAGTAAATGAACCTGCAGTTTTCCCAGTATAAGTAATAATTTCATCATCAATTTGAATCAATCCATATGAATCAGGAAATCCATAAGTTCCGTTTGATATTGTTTTATCAAATTCTACATTAATTACATCATCAGTAATTGAAACGGGGGAAGACAATGACACAATCGCGTTTTCAACTTGATTTGTCTGCTCATCAATTTTTATATAACTGTCAATATTTTGTATTAGATCGACTGCAGCTCCCTTAAATTCTTGGGATATGTAATACTGCGATAAAAATTCAGAAACTAATGGAAAATCTTCCCTAACATATGAAGGAAGTTGATTCTGGACAATGTTGCTAAACTTAATTCTAGTTTCTGTCATTTGATTATGATCTTACTAAGTTCCCGTTGGTGTAGCTTGACGTTACAATGTAATTTGATGCAGACGGATCAAGACCCGATGAAATTTCATCAATAACCATTTCAAATATGCTGTTATTAATATCTAATTGTAAATATAAATCCTGCAATCCAATCACATCATTTGATTGTGGGATGACGGAAATTTCAATAATCGATTGTCCGTCTTTGATTTTAGCAGAAGTAATATTAATTGGATTCAATGTAATAATACCATTAGAATAATTAATTTTTCCAACACTTCTTCTCAAAATTGTTGGACTTAATGATGATGCTGATGGTACAGTAAATAAAAATATAGATCCTGTCTTTCTGTTGGTATCTGGAATATCCGAAAGATATACATCTTGCTGAATTCCATTTACTTTAAATGCAGAAGATTTGATATTATATCCATCCATACTCTTAATATGAAATTGATTTCCAAATCCAATTGAATATTCTGCAAAAGTATTTAATACCACTCTAAGATCCCTTCTCATCTGAACCTTGGTGATATTTGATGTAACAGAAGCATGACTATCATCGATAATTTTCAAAAATTTACTATACTTAAATCTTGCACCATACTTATTTAACTCTGTTGATTCAGCATACTTATTTGCATTTGACTGAATTACACCAGAAACATATGCAGAGTTTGGAGCAAGATTTGTATTGTAATAAACTTTTGAATTTATTTCAAGATAAAGATATTTTAAATCTAAAATTTCAGGAATAATACCTGCTACAGCATATTTTTTCAACTTCATTTTAATATTTTCTTTAATCAAGTTTGGAAGAAAATCTCCAGTTCTTGGTTTAATGCTAATAAAAACTTTTCCATATTGCGGAGGAATTAACTCTTCTCCACCAAATACAGAGATAGACTCTGTTTCAGGATAAATCTTTGCAGGAATCAAAGTCTCATAATCATTTGCAGTAAGTGCTCTATTTTGAGATGCATAGATTCTGGGAGCATATTTTTTAATTGATTCAACTCCTTCTATACTTTCTCCACCAATTGAAGATAAAACAGTTGTTAAAAGAGAAATTCCAGATGAAACAACATATTCGATATTATTTCTTGAATATGTTAATCTTCCTGAAAAACTGAATTGTCCGATACCATTTCCACTATCACCATTTGTTACAATATATGATGCTTCAACATAGTAACCTTCGTCAAGTGCTTTTCCAAAAACATTATCACCAAAAATTAATTCATATCTTTCATCTTCAATTTCTTGTAAAAAGTAAACTTCAGATTCTTTATCAATACCAAATAAACTATCCTGAAGATTATATTTTACTGCAGCATTTCCAGAGTTAACTGATACTGAGATTAAGTCAGTATCAATTCCGATATTTGGAAGAATAAATCTTTGATTAGGATTTCTTGTTGTATAAGTGAAGTTGTTATTTAATAAGATACCTTCATAAATTTGAATATTATTAAAAGATGCAATATTATCAACTACGGGAACAGTAATATCTTCTAAAATAGAGAAGACGAATGATTTATTACCAAAAGAACTTGTAGTGCTTGCAACAGGACCTTTTCTAAGAGTTAGTGATGCAGGAGCAGGAGTAATGCTTGTGGTATCAACAAAGAAACTTACTGTTGCTCTTGAAGCTTTCTTTGAGCGGGGAACATATCCAATATTTCTTGCCAGTGCAACAACATTCTCTCTAAGTGTTGCACTATCAATAAACACCTCATTTGCCACCATATTAGCATTATATGAGGTGATGTAGGTATTATATGCCAGAACATCAAGAATCGTTGAAAGATTGGATCCTTCGAAGTCATAATCCGTAAAATTAGAATTAGACTTTAAGTAATCTCTTAAAGTTGTCTTGATCTGGTCAAAGTCCAGATTTGTAAAGTTTACTAATGGCATTTACCTAGTAGGTTGCAGAACAAATTGTAATTGCTGAGCAGGAACATCAGCACCAATAATTCTATAATTAATCACTACATCAAAAGAATTATTATCATAATTGGGAATTGTTTGTACCTCAATCAATTGAACTCTTGGCTCATAATTATTGATTGAATTACGAATTTCATCCCGAATAATTGATGCAGAAATTTCATCAACGTTCTCAAAAAGAGATCTACTTACTCTTGAACCAAAGTTTTCATTAAAAAACTTTTCGCCAGGAAGAGTAAAAACAATATTACGAATTGAGCGAGCAATTGCAGTTTCATTTTTAAGTGCTATTAAATCACTGCTCAGAGGATTACTCTGAAAAGTCATACTAATATCTTTAAAACCTTGACTTATTCGCTCTAGTGGCATTAAGTATTATAATTCTACCTTATTTATTGCACTAAAATTCAGTTAAAGGAATTGGTTCAGTACCATATTCCCAATCATCATAGTCATTATCATTACGAATTTTTTCATGAAGTTCTTTTTGAACTTGAAAGTCATGTTTCTTAGGAGTAAGATCATCATTTGAAATTTCCCGAAGCATTCTTTGTTTCATTTGTAGGTCCCGATTTGTTAAATCAGAACTTTTTACGGGGTTGCTATCCCGAATAATTTGAACACCCTTACAAGGTCACACAAGTGCTTTAGAGAGTGTTATTTCTGTGCATTGTAAAATTCTTTTGTATTCGAATGTCAGAATTTTTAAATGTCCAACACTCACCATTACTATCTAGAAAAACAACCCATTCAAGATCGTGTTCTTGTGATCGATCAATACAAAAAAAAGCCCAACCGTTACCTTTTGGAGTAACGACTGGGATTGTAGGATTTAATTGAAGCATAATAAGAATTACTTACCTTGACCTTTATATTTCTTCTTACGTGCATTACGAGAGGTCGCACTGAGTAGTGTGCGTGATGATCGACCTTGACGCGTTTTCTTTGGTGTTCCTGTTTCAAACACAGTTTTAGATCCACCTTTAGACATTTAAAATTTCCTCCATTTCAATTTCATTTGGACTTACATCTTCACCCGAGTAAAAACGCTCCGAGAAGTCTTGAAGAATCTCACTACAGTCTTCCATAGTGAGATTCGAATAAATTTTACGACCTTTATATAAAAGATTGTAAAGTTTCATTTTAGATTACGCGAGTTTTTTCATGTCCCACACGAATCCGAGGATCGCACCATGTCACCATACCTGCTGCTTTTGCATCAAGACAGAATGAAACATCCTCACCACACATATCCTGTACTTTGCCAGAATCAAAGACTTGCATCTTTGGAGCAAACCAAGGATACTCCAAACGCTCAAAAACACCGTGCTTAATCAGTACCCAACCAAATCCAGTGTAATCCACTGTGAAAGGCTTTCTACGCTTTGAAATTGATTCGACAGTTTCATGATTCATCACTCCACCATTCTTGCGGAAGTCTTCTTCTTCTAACCAGTGTGCGACAGAGGTTGTGTGACCATCTTCTGTTGCATACCAACCAGCAACAATCTCTTTCTCTTCACCTTCTGCATTCAGTGCAAGATCACAGAGTTGCCAGAACTTGATAGAGTCAAAGACAATATCCGAGTCAATCCAAAGTTGATAATCATATTGTAGTTTACCATCCCAAGGAATTTGCTTGGGTCCACGAAGTACATTTGCACCCAGTACCTTACAACGTGCAAAATTAACCATTGATGAGTAATCTTGTGAAATCTGAATACTCATTCCATTTTGTACAAGATCAAAACAAAGTTGTACAAATGCTTTCAGAAAAATAAACGAGCACCCTCTACCTGGTAAGCAGAAGACAATCGACTTTCCTCTCATTCTTGCTTTAATTGCATCATAATCCCACTCTTCTTTTGGAGTGGTTGGTGCTGTTGCCTTAACCGTAAATCCTTTTGCCATAAAGTTTAATCAACCTTCATATCAATTTTATCAGTCTATTTAGAATTTGTCAATGTGACGAATTTAATGCAATCTCTTTATTCACTAATAATTCCTCATATGACAAATCATCAGTCGTATAATCAGTTTTCATTAATCCTACCATATTCTTCAATGTCTTCCATGTTGTCTGGAATTCTTCTTCTTTAATTGAATGTAATAAGCATCTATCCTTTGCGTAGATATGATACACTTTTTCCATGGGGGGTTAAAAAATATTGTCGGAAATTTTTTGTAATACAAGTTAACGTATTACTGTTTTATATATCACGACAATCAAAAATCCCAACATACCAAAAAAGGGTCGGGGATATTTGATAACCCAACCTGCTAATATAACTCTCCAAAAATTCCAATAGGGAGATCTTCTATATGAGGGGTTTTGAAGTCTTCTTATGGTCACGGAAATTTTTTTATGAGATTGATACTTAGCTCGCGTTTTCAAAGGTTTGTAGGTTAGGGTAGTTTGCGTTTTTTATAACCGCAACGCCCGATATAAACAATAAACGCGCAATCGCAATAACTGTCAATTACTAATAAACAACGAATCGCTGTTTATTACTAATACAAACTCACGGTTCGTTATACAGTCAACGAAAAGTGCGTCCCCCAAGTAACACCCAGAGGACGCACAGTTGACTATACTTTATGCAGCAAACACCTCCGCGCAACTGTTAATGTTCTCCTGCTCAATGTCGCTCACGATGTTATCGAGAATGGACAGAATTTCTGCTCCAGTGTTACCTTGAGCAAGCAGAGAAAGAATCACGGACTTGGACATAATGACGAAGGAAAGTGTAGTGAACTGTGTGGTGTTAGTTTATAGTCATAACCCAGGACTGTTTGCGATACTGACTCAGGAGATTGAGGTCACAAAGTTAGTGCCACTGGAGCGGTTAGTTCTACAACGATTCCCCTTGGTTTGTGTTAGAATCAGATCAGAACTACGGGGTTTGACTGTTGCTAACCGTGTGACCTTTACTTTACCCTGAACCTCAGCGATTGCAAGGTCGATGTTAGACAGTGTTGCGAAGTTGGTGACAGTCATGATACGAAGGAAAGTGTAGAGAAACTGTGAAGTGTTTGTGTTACTTAAGCAGCAACCAGATCTTCAATCTTATGCGCAAGAAGTTCAATGCGATTGTAGACACTCACTGTGAACGCATAAAGTTTATCAAACAGTTGCGTTTTGTTGTTGATAAACAGTGCGGTTTGGTGAGCATATGCAAGCAGTTGTTCTTTGCCACCAGACTGATACCACTGTGCTGCCTTGATATACACAAACTGCGCAGCACCCACAATGATACCCAGAACGGTGGCGGAAAGAATCACAAACTGAGCAAACAGTTTCTGATAGTCTACCTTGGTAAGTTGCACCAGGAGAGCATCAGCAGGAGGGAAACCGATTGTGTTGTTCATTGTAAGAATGTGTGGTGGGGTTTGAATGCATCCCTCACCAACAAATATACAATACCAGATTTGAGGTGCTGTGCTCATTTATTGTGACACTACTACAACTGTCACATCACTATACTTAAGAACACAGTGTTTCTATCAGTATCTGTCGAACTCCTCAATATAAACATCGACGCTCTCATTCGGTTCGAGTTGGAATAGTTTCTCGAAGTCAATATCCCGTGCATTAAAATCACTCAGAACTGATAGATCCAGTGTGATTCTAACATGTTGCTTCTGTGCTTGCTGATACGCTACCGACATGAGTGTGCTCCATGGTGTTATAGAACTATTATAGAATACCTGGAAATTATTGTCAACGTCCTGGTGCATATTTATAAGGGGTTTCTGATATTTCTGGGAGCGCGGGGTTGACATTTTGTGCGTTGATGTGTTATAATGCGCAAGCAAAGATAACAAGACTCTGATACATTTAATTGATCATAATCATCGGGTCTCAACACACTTAATTCACTCTAAATATCGACTCTCAAACACATCAAACACCACATGTATTCTCATCAATATACCTAATTGATTCTCATTAAGTATTAACTATTGAGAATGATTGTAAACACTCAGTTATATTTAATAATACATTTATAAATGATTTTAATACGTTTTCATTCCTTTTTAAGTATAATTGAGCATTAAAACATAAAAAAAGAGAGGATTTAACTCCTCTCTCTATGTGTTATTCAGAGTGATAAAATCAAGCAAGTCTCATGCTATCAAAGAAAGGAATTGAGGTGTTATCTGATAAGCGAAGAAACCACTTGTATGCTTTCTGATAGACTCCTTCATTCTTCAATCCATGAACTGAGAGAATAGCATTCAAACGAGACTTGGTAGTATTTGATTGCCAACCACCATCAAATAAGCGAATGAAGTTATCACCTACCTCTGCAATCTTATTACCATGCAGATACACATACGAGACACCATTAATGTATTGCACTTCAGTATTTGCATTCTTCCAATTCACTTTATTGGAGATTGCATCATTCATTTGGGATTCGATCTTACGCATGAGATGAATTGCTTTGGAACTCTCTTAATATACAGGTTTTAGAATGCTGTGCTCTTTTATTGTGCCAGTTTTACAAGTGGCACATCATTACATTTCAATCTCCCAATCACTGTCATTGTGAACATTTACCCAGAAGAAGTTGCGATTGTTTGTGGATCGTAGAAACACACGATTACCCTTAATTTGTTCTACAATACATTCAGATTCTGATTGCATTAGATTAGCAAATCGGTTTCTTGCTTTGTTGCTTTTAGGTGTGACAAATGCAGTGTTCATTTGATTTCTTTGTAATTGATTGAATTGACACACCAACCAGACTTATCAGAGATTAAGTCTACAAGTTCAAGATCATCATCTACATTCCAGAACTGTCCAATATAAACACTTTGCAGTTGATCTTGCAACAGTTCAGTGTCAATGTTCTCATCACAATCATCGGTAAGATCAAACTCAATCTCAGTGATTTGTAGTTTCATGATTCAGGAAAGTAAAGAAACTTCGGTGATGTTAGGATTAGACTTTAGCAGGCGATTGATTAACTTTTTGCGATTGATGTTGTTTGTTAGATCCAATTCAACTTGAATAGGAACTTCTTCAGAAACTCTATTCTCATAAGAGAATCGAACATAAACAGTTGATGTCATTTTGATGTGGGGTTGATGTAATCAGGAAGTTCAATAGTGCTGTATTCTCTTACCAAATTATCACTCACATAATCATATTGTGAATTGAACTCAATACAAGGAACTCTATGAGAGTAGTAACCATCATCCATATATTCAACCTCAAACCTTGCATTATACTTTTTTAGTAGTTCGGTGAAGTCACACAGAAACTCTTGATGTAGTTGTTCGGTTGTCATTTTGTGTGCTCTTCAATAAACTCCTCGATAAAATCGAATGCTTTTTCTAAAATGTAATCAGTTTCATCCAAATCATTCAATACACTGTTAGTAGTTTCCTCATCATAATACACCTCTTCACCATTCTCATCCATTGTAAATACATCCTCTTTAGTGAAGATAAGAGCAGCACAAGATGCGTTTGCTCCTTGTTGCTCAATCAGACGATCTACGGTCTCTTTGAGTTGTAAAAGTGTGCGGTTCATAATGTTATTCTACAGAGTAAGATGCAACAGAAGAAGGAATCCCAGACAGTGTTAATGAACCATTACGACAATCAGCATAGTCATTAGCAGAGTCTTCAGAATGAAAAGGTCCGATATACTCAGGAGAATTGATTGCTGGAGATGTGAATCGAACAAAGAATGTTTGTGTCATTTGTTTAACTGAAAGTGGGTAAAACTACAGTGTCAGCATAACATTCAGCATACATACCTGCAATATCAGCAGCAGACAATACTGTCACCTCATCTTTATACTTAACTGGTGATTCATTCTTATAACAAACCCACACAGTTTGGCGAGTTTGAATGTCAGATGCAGAACGATAGACAATC